TAAGCAACAAGCTTTGGCCTAGCGAAACCAACAATCTCCTTGCCAATATAGCGACGTTTGACCATCACCATTCCGCCGTTGCGCTGATCTCCAGTGCCGGACGTGTTGCCCTCAATACAGAGCACGCTCGTCGTGCCAACCTTGACGACGATTCCGATGTGGCTGATGCGATCAATGCCATCGTGTGGAAAGTCCATGAAGCATAAATCTCCAAGCTGCGGCTTATCTTCAATCCAGCGTCCAAGCTCTTTCATTTTATGAGCTCCAGCAGCCGTTGAAACCATAGATGGAATCTTGACGCCGGCAGTGTGAAAGACCCAATTACAGAATGATCCGCACCAGGGCAATCCGTCGGCCTTTGTGAACTTGCCGTACTTGGTCAGATTCTCGCCAGTCTCGACTGTGCCGACTTCATCTAGCGCGACTTCAATAATCCGAGCGGCAGTGCCGTCTGGATACATTACAGCCCAAGTGCCTTCAAGTCGTCAGCAGTCAAACCAAGTGCAGCAAGTTTGGCCTGTGCCGTTTGCTTGTCCGCTTCTGCTTTGGCAAAGAAAGCAGTTTCATCTGCTTTAACTTTTGCAATAGCAGCATTGACTTCTGCCTGTGTTGGCACTTTTTTTACGGTGCCGTTCCACACTATTGTAGAATAATCAGCCCCATTGAAGGAAAAGCCAACATTAGGCACTAATTGTTGAATTGCTAGATTTAAGTAAAATGCTTCATCTTTTATCATTATGCACCAATTTCCATTAGAACCATAGATGACCAACCATTATCAAAACCTGTACGCACAACAGTAGTTGCACCACTACCAGCAAGTTGTATTTTGTAAGTTGTTGCAGAAGTTGTTGCTGGTGAATCTAGGTAATTAACCACTTGTGAGTTTTTGCTTTCAACGCCATAAGGAGAAGTTGTACCAGCCATAATAGTAAAACCACCATCAGTATTTGTTGCTTGCAGAACAGTTGCTCCGCGCAACAATCTTATTCCACCTTGTGCAAGAGTGGCTGGATTTGTTACGTTATAACCAACGGTTTGCGTTGTGAGTACCAATACTTTTGAGGTGGCAAGTGTTGGCGTAATTGTTGCTGTTGAACCTGTATCCGTAAAAGTTGTGCCAGTAATTGAGGTATCTGTCGAGTTTTCACTATAAACAACCTGTAACACTTTGCCACCACCTGCTGGCGCTGCCCATGTTGGAACACCGCCTGCCACTGTTAAAACATTGCCTGTGCTGCCAACGGCAAGACGAGTGTTTGTGTTAGCCGTTGCAGATGCATAAAAAAGATCTCCAAGTGTTGTGCCAGGTTGTAATGCTTTTAGTCGTGTATCAACGCCTTGCAGCGCAACATCAAAGTCGGCTGGAAGATCCGTTACTAAATCAGTCGGCGTTGGAAGAACAAAGCCATAGTTGGTCGTTGGATTTGCCATAAGTTTTTCCTTTCGTTATGAGACTATTGTGGCATATTGCCACTCTAAAGTCGGCGACACAGTGTTCCACGCTTCATTTATTGGCACGTCATTCCAGCGCATGGCTTGCAGTGAATAAGCCAGTGGCGACATGAGAAGAGTAATGTCGAGTTGATTGTAGGAAGCGCGGAAAGTCCAGCCTTCGACGAAGCCCTGGAAAGTGCCGGACGACATATTTGGCGGAAGGTCATTGAGTGCAATCGGCTGACCCATAAAGATATTGATAAGAGCATTACGATCCGCATTGTCCAGCTCTGGATTAGTCAAAGCGTAAGTAATAGAATCAAAGATTGGCTGCGGATAAGCCCTGAGTGCAAGATAGAACGCAGCCTGGTCTTCAGCGTCGGCTTTATGTTTTATGGTCGTTGTGATGATTTGAGCAAGGTCGCCATAGATTGCTATTGATGCTGGATCTGTATCGCTGACTTCGTTAGATGAGTTTGTTCCATAACTGATGGTTATGTCATTCCTGACATCGCCAGCTCGTGTCTTTATAGTAATGCCTTGCCCTAGAGCGTGATTTGCAGTGAGATCGGTATAGCCATTAGCTGCAAGGTAAGTCGTGCGATGTGTCGAATCTGCATAGGAGATAAGCCCGGATGCCGACTCATACAAATAACCTAATCCGCTCGTGGCGAGCGCGGCGACTAAATCATAGATAATAATGCGATCTGATGAGCGTTGCGCCAGCTCGTAATTGCCTGGCGTGTCAATCTCACCAAGTCCATTATTTTCAGCCGTTGCCCACGTCGTCGTCGGATCATAAGTGTTCCACTGCAAGGCGGCTGGAACCTGTTGCCATTGAGCCAATAACACTTCGCGCAAGATTGTCTCAATCTGGTCGCCATCGAAGTCCTGAGTCAAGACGCCATCTGTGAGAGCCTTCTGAAGCCTTGCAAGGGCTCCTAAAGCCGTGATGGTGACTTCTTGAGTATATGCGCTAGAGCCAACCTGAGAAACGCTTACAGAGATGTCTACGATTGATCCACCAAAGATTGGAACATAGACGGCCGATGTATCTTGCACTTCAATCGAGATGGTGTCGTTGATTTCGTAAGGTAATGCAGCTTGGCCAAAGACAATAAGATTGACTGAGCAATAGCCGGCCTGAGCTTGTTCGTAGATATTCGTGCGCCCTGACGTAATAGTCAGATTGGCTAATACCGAATCGGTAACATCAACGCCGGCAATTTCAACGCGCCAGACTGGAGCCCACTGCGTCATTAGATTGCCTGAAGTGCGGACGCTCCGCCAGTGCCACGATAGAACGAATCATTGAGAGCTTTGATAATTGTGCGAGCAGTGCCTTCGGCATCAATCGCGCCATTGACTGTGAGATTGATTCGGGCAGCGTTTTGAGAATCTGTAAATCCTCCAGCGCCTTGAGCAGCTAAACGAGCTGCATTCTGTGAATCAGTAAAGGCTCCTCCAGCCATGACTGCGCCCATCGCAGCGCTTGAAACTCCGCCGCCACTTGTTGAGCCGCCAGAAGATGAACCTGATCCACCGGAGACGTTAGGAACAACAATCTTTGGAACTGTGACTGAAGGCGTAGTTCCTTTTGGAATCGTGACGCTTGGAACGCTAATTGATGGAGCTGAAATCTGAGAAACGTTAGGCAAGAATGGAATTGAGTTATAGACACGAATTAGAGCGTTGATTCCAGCTACGGCTCCAGAGATTAATGCGTTTAGGCCAGAGATGACCGCCCCGATGACGTTGATGATTCCGCCAGCAATTTCGCCGACAACCTTGAAGGCTCCGCCTAAGACTGTGACAAGAACCGGCACGACGTACTTCTGAATGAATCCGATAAACTCTGTAAAGGCTTCTTTGTTGTTATCGATTGCGTCAGTGATTGGCTTAAAGAAGTCAGCAAACTTTCCAAGTGCCGGCACAACCTCATTCACGACAAACTCGACCAGTCGCTGAATAATTGGCAGAAGCTGAGCACCGACTGATTCTTTGGCTTCATCTAGTGTGACTTTAAGAATCTCTAAACGTCCAGCGAATGTCTTTGCGTTAGCTGCTGCTGCCCCACCAAAGAGATCCGAAAGCCTTGTCTGCGTCTCTTCGAATGACATGGCCTTAAGCTCTGCCGTAGATAATCCGATGCCTAGCTTGCCAAGAGCTGCGGTGTTGCCGTCGTAGGCTTTGCCAAGTGCATTAGCTACTGAATCCAAGCCTTTGCCAGTAGCTTGAGAAATGTCTAATGCAAGATTAAGAAGATCCTGAGCCTTTGTGACGTCGTTAGTCGAAAGCGATAATCTCTGCAACGCTGGACGAAGTTGATCGTCTGCGACACCAGTGGCTAAAGATGTCTTAAGAATCTGCTTTTCAACCGATGCAATCATTTCATTCGTTGCGCCAGTGGCATTCTTTAACGCAGTGGATAGTCGAATCTGAGCAGCTTCATCTTCAATCGCAGCTTTAACTCCATCGACTGCAAGCTTGATGGCATAAGCGCCAGCAGCAGCTCCGGCGGCTGCGAATGCTAGGCCGGCTTTCTTACTAAACTCGCCCATCTTTGAAGAAGAGTTATCCACGTCTCCATTAGCTTGAGCCAGTGATTTCTTGAGTTGATCTACATCAGCAAGAATCGAGAGCTTGAGTGTGCGCGATTGTCCGGCCATTTACCACTCCTTCAAGATTCGGTCGAAAGCATTTTCCCACTTGTCAATGATGTCTGGCTGTATTTCGCGAAGTGTCGGATAAATAAACCAACCTTTTGAACCAGCTCCTTTTGTAGATTGACCTGACCAGACTGGGAATTGCTTAAACTTGTTAGATCCGAATTCTGTACCGCCCCAGAGATCCTTTGTTGTGCCACCGCCGGAAAACTTTTGACTTACGAAGCCGAAAGAGAGCTCACCAATCTTGGAAGATTTCGACACACGGGAGCCACTGGCAATACGGTCGGCGGCCTTGCCTCTGGTGATGGCCTTCTGCTGGATCTTGCCTTGAGCAAATTCTGCCAGAGCTGACGATTCTCTTTTAGCTGCATCAGTAGCTTCTGCGTCCATCGCTTTGAATGCTGATGTAATGCGACGAAGATCTGCCTTGTCATAGGCAATCTCAACGTTGTCGCTCACTTTGTTTCTCCAGTATCTCGAAAGCCGTATAAATCTGCTCCGCCGTCGTCCATTCGCTCATCGGAATTCCTGTGGCTATGGCTAACTCCACCAGGATTCGATTTACGCTTCCGGCGGCGTAACTTTTGGGAGAACGTCACCGACTGTCACGTCGGCCACTGTTT